CTTCTGCTCACGGCACAAATCAGATAATTTTTCCTTCAAAACATGTCATTCCCCCTAAAAAAGCAAGACGTCTGACTGCAAAAAGCAGCTGTCATATCTTTACAAGTCTACCATGGGCAGGCTATCCTATAGTTACAGACGGCTCCCGGTCGCCTGCGCAAGCAAAAAAGCCCGCGCCGTTGTTCGGCCAGCGGCGCGGGCGAATCTCAAAAGCCGAGTGCGTACATCAGGCTCGGAATGACGCGCAGGATCAAGAAGCAGCCGGCACACAGCGCAAGCGCAACAACGATCACGATCTTTCGCACCTTGCGCGGCCCGGCGACGGCCTCCTCGTATTCCTCGGGCGTTAAACCATCCGTATACTCGTCATAGAGCGGGCGGCCTGCATCATCTGGAAATTTGTTATCATAGATTCGGCAAAAATCAACCAGCGTGCCAATGCCCCAAAAGCCGAGCGTAAAGAGCCAAAGAAGCCCCGTCCAGATCTTGCCGACATAAAACCGGTGCGCCCCAAGGCCGCCAAGAAAAATGCAAAGCAGCAGAGCAGTCGAGCGCTTTTTCCGCGCCGGTGCGGCCTGCACCTGCACGCGGGCCTCCGCCTTTGCCTGATCGCGGATATAATTCACGGTGCCGCAGCCGCAGTGCGGGCAGATCAAAGCCTCGTCGTCGATCTCTTTGCCGCATTTGTTACAGTACATAAACCCTCCTATGGATTGCAATCCTTACACGGCGTATACAGAGCCGCAGCCTCGGCGCGGGTGCCGGTGTAGCTGCTGCGGTTTGCATAGTCCATCTGGCGGATGTGGTAGCAGCTGGCCAGATGAAAAACGCCGCTGGATGTATTTACGATAAATGTCTGCACGTTTTCACTCGTCGAGGCGGAGATCTGCGGAGCCTCGGCGGGCAGCGTGCCGGGGATATAGGATACAAATTTACCGATGATCGGTTCCAGCGGCTCTACATCAAGCGGGTCGCCGCCGATGCTGGCATAATACTCCGCCTGCGCTTCGGCCTGCTCCGCGTCCGTATATTCTCCGCTGCCGGAAAACGCCGGGTCTGCGGCAGGAAGCACAGCGGCATCCGCAGCCGCGCGGAGCTCTGCGGGAGAAGCCCTGTAAGAGCGGGCAGCGGAAACAACCTCCGCAAGATTCAAAAGCCCAATCCATCCGGCAACAGCCAGTACGCAGCAGACCAGCACAAGCAAAACCTTGCGCCATGCTTGCCTCATGGCAAAACCTCCAATTATTATAAGATAATTTTGTAAAATCTTATAATTGTAATTATAGAACGGATGTTCTATGATAATCGTGCGATGAAAAGGAACATCTTATCTAAATTGTAAATCAAATGGAAGAAAACCTCAACGGCAATAGTAAACAAAAAATAGAAGAGATTTTTGTGGAAGAATGGAGGCACTTATGGAAATGGAACGAAATTTGCTGCTGAAAGAGATCAAGCGCCTGCTGCGGCTGGCCACAGATGCGGATCTGGATCTGATCTGGAGATTCGTGCGGAAGTTGGTCGCATAGGCGCGGGAATAAAAAATAGGCCGGGGACGGTTATTCGTCCTCGGCCCATTTTTTTGCGATATCCTCGAGCAACTGCCATTCTTCAACATCAAGTTTGCTGACGATGGAGATAAACCGCTTGCGCGGCGCGTCATCCGGGTCGCGCATGATGGAAGCCATAAACTCCGCAATCTCCTGATTCCGTGTCAGCTTCTGCTTCATCTCGCCTTCGCCGGTGCGGAGCCAGTCTTCACTCACGCCGTATTCCCGGCAGATAGCAAGGATCATGGAGTTGTTCGGCGTTCGGACGCCGCTTTCGTAGCTGGTAATAGTGTTTGCCTGCACACCGATTCGCTCGCCGAAGTCTTTTTGCGTAAGTCCAAGCGACTTGCGGAGTGCCTTAATACGATCTTGCATAGTTTGTTACCTCCTTGTGACTATATAATATCGCAGCAATATCGCGTTGTCAATATTTTTTGCAAAAACGGGCTTGACAAATATCACTTTGCGATGTAATATAATCACAACGAGAGTAATTTGCAACACATCGAGAGGTGAGAACAATGTCTGAAAAGGAAAAACAGGTCAACGAGAGTTTGACCAAGATCGCAGACAAGCTGAACGCGAAAGAGATGCAGCGCCTGAGCGATATCGCCTACGGCATGATGCTGGCGAAGGAAGGCAAGCAGGAGGAGCGGAAGGAGGCGTGACGCCGGTGGAAGAAATCGAACGCCGTCTGGAAGAATGGCGGCGAGAAGACCTGCGGGAACGCAGACGGGAAACGCTGTGGAATTTCGCGGTCAACATGATCGTCGCGCTGGCCGCGCTGATCGTGGCGATTAAGGAGGCGTGAGACAGTGGAAACCCAAGAAGAAAAGATTGCCAGATGGGCGCGGGAAGAAGCGCGTGACCGGGAACGGAGGCGCAAGCGGTGGGAAATCATCAGCCTGTCGCTTGGGATCGCTTCGCTGGTCGTGTCGCTGTTGACGATGGCCGTCGCCATCATCGCCTTTACGCGGGCGTAAACGGCCAGCCGAAAAGCGAACTGGACGAAAAGAGCAAAGCGATGATGGAAATGATGAGGGCCGCAGAAGAAAAGAAAAGTGAGAGTTTATGTCGGGAAGCGTCCCGGACGTGCTTGTCGTATTCCTCCCGCGCAAAGTCGGCCAGCGATACAAGTGTATCGTCATTCTGCGCATAGTCGCTAAAGTTGAGTGCCCCGACGGGCATAGCGTCTTGAAGCGCCAGATAGTCGGCGCAGCCGGTTTCGCCGAGAATGTCGCCGAGCCTGTGCCTGCGAACGACAACGGCGCAAATTTTAAGTTGTTTATCAGTCATAAAAAAACACCACCCGCCCACATCTTACCATGCGGCAGGGCCGGGCGCAAGCGGAAAAGGAGGCGTGAGACCATGATCGCCGTTTTTGGGAAACGGGGGCCGGATGGGAGATTTCTCCCCGGCGAAACTTTTGAATTTAAGCATCCCGGCGAAGAAAACGGCGAACCCGTGATCGACGCCTTTGCCCGCTTGGCGGCGGAACGATACCGCCGGGAACAGGAACAAAAGGAGGCGAAGAAGACGTGATAGAGCTGATCGTAGAGGATTATTGCCAAAACTGCCCGATGTTTGAAGCGACGGTGACAAAACTGACGGCATACGGGAGCACATGCGAGAGGCACGCTGAGGGCTTTGCTGATACAGTGATTAGATGTGAGCACGCAGAGCGCTGCGCAGCCATCGCGGGACGGCTCAGAAAGGAGTTTGGGAATGGATGATTTCCTCAAGTTTTTTGCCGAGAAGGTGCGGACATACCCAATGCACCTTGAGATCACCTATAGCAAGGTGACGGACTGGGGCGTCCGGGTGTGGCGGAGGGGAACCGCCTACGACGGGGACGACGAAGAACTCGTCAACGTCCAGGACTGCGACGCGGAGCTGTGCTTCGCAACCGCGCAGGTGCAGCTGAAAAACTGGCTGCTGGAACACGAAGGGGGATACTGAACCATGGCGAAGGTAAAGATCTACACACTGACGCTGGATGCGCAGGAGCTGCATGATCTGATCGAGGCGGCGATGGTGTGTGAGTGCCAGGCGGCGCAGATCATTAACGGACTCAAGCGCAAGGGGCTGGACATGGAAGCGCAGAAGCTCGTTACACAAAACGCCCGTCTGGCGCGGATCGTCAGGCGGATGCAGGAGGAACGGAAGGAGGAAACCAATGAATAACGGGAAGGTACACGTCGAGATCGGCATGGACGGCAAAAAAACGGTATCTGCGCTATCCGGCAGCGCGCTGGAACTGAGCGCTGCTGCCGCGCGAATCCTGAATATATTTTATGCCGCGTTCTGCCAGCGGGGAATAGGCGAGGAATTCAAGGAAACCATGCGCTACTGCGTGAACCGGGAGGACAGCCCGGTATGGAGGAAGGAGTTGGCAGAATGAGAACCAATCTTGCAGAGCGGCGAATCGGGTATGAGCCGCCGGAAGCTCCTGAAGGGGAAAGCCTGGAGGAGCGCCGGGCGAGAATCCGGGCAATCTACCAATGGCACAAGGCCATGAGGCGGCTGGCGAAGGTGGGCTGCATCTGGCTATCTGGCGTGGGCTTCGCGCTGTGCATCATCGCGGGCTGCGCCCACGCGACGGAGATCGCCGCCGTCCTCGGCGGCGTGTCGCTGACGACGTTTTTGACGGGGATCTGGCTGTGACGGAGCGAAAGATCACGGTCAACTTCCGCCCTGACCAGCTGGCGGACGTGATCGAGGCGGTGAACGCCTATGCGGACGATCTCAAGAATGATCGGGCGCTCCTGTACGAAATGCCGAAAATCGACCACGAGACGACGGACGCGCTGCTGGCGCAGGAGACGCGGCTGCAGAAGCTGGCGTACTGGCTGATGAAAGAGCAGGACGAAGCCACATGACGGCGCAGATCTACGCGCAGCGCATGCGGCAGATCCCGTCGCCGTGCGCGAAGGACTGCCCCGGCCGGGAGCCGGGATGCAGCGCGCGCTGCTGCAGCTGGGCGCTCTATGAGAGCATCCGGAATTACATTTACGACGTCAATCACAAGGACAAACTCAGTCTGGAGCCGGATATGGCCGCCATCCGGCAGATCGAGCGGGCGGCAAATAAAGACAGGAGGGGCAAAAGCTATGCGGCAAAATAGTATCAGCTATCCGGGCGAGCGGCCCGCGAGGCGCGCGGATATCGTCGAGCAGCCGGGCTATGCCGGGAAGCACTATTTTGTGGTGAACTACGCAGGGCGGCAGCTTACGGTACACGCCGCGGACGAAACGGCGGCCCTATTCTGGGCGGCAAAACGCTGGGGCTACAGCTTCAAGCGGCCGGAATACCACCAGACGGCCAGCGTGGCCAAGCTCGGCTATCAGCCGGACAACAGGCCGGGGGCGCTGGTATGAGGTTTGTGTGTGACGCCGGCCAGGATATCACCAATATCGAGGCTGACCGGATGGAGATCCAGGGAGACAAGCTGATGGTGTACAGCCGCGGCGCCATGCTGGAATGGGCGTGGTGCCAGTACGTTGGGAAACAGACCTGTTTCGACCTGGCGGCGTTTGGAGGTGCAAAAGCGGAATGAAATGGCATATTGCAAGTGTCAGCTGGGGCAAGGACAGCCTGGCCATGCTCCTAATGCTGATTGCCAAGGGCTACCCGCTGAATGAGGTGGTTTTCTACGATACTGGAATGGAGTTTGAGGCGATTTACCACACACGGGATCAAATGTTACCCCGCCTGGAGCAGCTGGGGATCAAGTACACCAGACTGGAGCCGGAAAACCCGTTCCTGTTTGATATGCTGGAAAGGCCGGTTTGCAGTAAGCAGAAAGGCACACACCAAGGTTATGGCTGGTGTGGCGGCCTCTGCCGCTGGGGAACCACGGGGAAGCTGAAAGCCATAGACAGGTACGCGGAGGCGCGGGACGCTATGGTTTACGTTGGCATAGCTGCCGACGAAACGCCGCGACTGGAAAAAGAACGGAAGCCGTATAAACTGCACCCGCTGGCGGAGTGGGGCATGCCGGAAGCCGACGCCATGGCATATTGCTATGAAAACGGGTTTTCGTGGCTGGAGGGCACGATCCGCCTTTATGACGTGCTGGACCGTGTTTCGTGCTGGTGCTGCTGCAACAAGAACCTGCGGGAACTGCGGAATATGTGTATTTACCTGCCGGAATACTGGGAGCGCCTGAAAGACCTGCAACGGAAAATAGACAGGCCAATGAAAGGCTATTACAAAGGCAAGCCGCGCGGCGTGTTTGAACTGGAACAACGGTTCCGCGCAGAATTGGAACAGGAGGCAAGAGCATGAGTAAAGCTGTTTTAATCAGCCTCCACCCGGAGTGGTGTGAGAAGATCATCAACGGGCAGAAGACCATCGAGGTGCGCAAGACGCGCCCGAAGATGGATACGCCGTTTAAGTGCTACATCTACCGTTCGGTTCAGGGCGGCGTCGGCTACGGATGGCACATTTCCAACCTCAGAATTTACGATCACTCGCGTGATCTGGGGCAGATCATGCTGGCGAAGCTGACGCCAACGGCGAAGGAAACAAAATGCTGACGCATCTGAGCCTGTTTTCCGGGATCGGCGGGCTTGATCTGGCTGCCGAGTGGGCCGGATTTATGACCGTCGGGCAATGCGAGTTTGCCGACTACCCGACGAAGGTGCTGGAAAAGCACTGGCCGGACGTGCCGCGCTGGCGTGATGTCCGGACGCTGACAAAGGAGAGTTTTTATGAGCGGACAGGCCTACGAACAGTTGACGTTATTTCCGGCGGATTCCCATGCCAGCCCTTCTCCGTGGCTGGAAAGCAAAAGGGCAAAGGGGATGATCGATACCTCTGGCCGGAGATGCTCCGAGTTATCACCGAGCTGCGCCCGCGTTGCGTTGTCGGTGAGAACGTTTCTGGACTTGTTCGAATTGCGCTTGCAGGAATCCTTTCCGAACTGCAAGGCGTCGGCTACGAAGCAAGGGCTTACAGTTCTGCGGCTTGGGATGTCGGCGGACTGCACAAGGGAGAGAGAATCTTTATCGTGGCCGCGGCCAACGACGGGCGCGCCGCTGTGCGGCGGAACACACAACTTCCGGCAGATGGTGGCACTGAGAGACGCGGGGGTCGTCACGGAGGAGGAGCGGAAAAACCTGACCTGTGGAAGCGGTGGGAAGTCGAACCCCGCCCTTATGGAGTGGCTCATGGGATTCCCAATCGGGTGGACAGACTTAAATGCCTCGGAAACGCTGTAGTGCCGCAGCAGGCATACCCGATTTTTAAGGCATTGATGGAGGAAATTTTGAAAGGAGACAAGCATGAGTAAAGCTGTTTTGATCAGCATTCGCCCGGAGTGGTGTGAGAAGATCATGAGCGGGCAGAAGACCATTGAGGTGCGCAAGACGCGCCCGAAGATGAACCCGCCGTTTAAGTGCTATATCTACAAATGCGGAAACGGCAAAGTCATCGGGGAATTTCTGTGCGATGAGATCATCAACATTAACGGCGCGGGAAGAATCCCATCGGACATTGCACGGCCAACCTGCCTGGAGCCTGCGGAGCTGCACCAGTATCTCGGTGCTGCGGTTGGCTACGGCTGGCACATTTCCAATCTCAAAATTTACGATCACCCGCGCGATCTGTGGGAGTTTACCGGCCTGCGGGAGACGAAATTCGGATTGGCACCTGGGCCAATCACGCGCCCGCCGCAGAGCTGGCGGTATGTGGAGGAAGAGTTATGGAGCGACTGACTAAATGGAACGAATCATCGTATAAACACGCCTATTACCCGCGCTGCTTTAAAGAACCGTGCTACGGCAGAGGGTGCAAAATTAAGGATTGCCCGTTTGAAATAGCGGTGTGTGAGCGACTCGCAGCCTACGAGGACACGGGGCTGACGCCGGAGGAAATCAAGGCTCCATTTACGGAGGACACGATGATAAATCTGGCAGCGCAGGCGCTGGGCGTGGAGGCTGACCGCCTCCGCGAGCTTGCCGAGGCCGACAAGGACGGGCACGTGGTCGTGCTGCCGTGCAAGGTGGGCGACGGGCTTTGGACATTCTGTAGTCACCCGGTCGAGCAAGTTTACAGTTTTACTGTGACAGATATAAGCACGCTTAATGGGAGAACTCTGCTGAACACATCACGCTGCGGCGTTATGGATGCACGTGATGTCGGCAAGACGGTTTTCCTCACCCGCGAGGAGGCCAAAAAGGCGCTGCAGGAAATGGAGGGCAAGGCATGAGCGACCCGGGAGTAATCCGTGGGACGATTAACGGACAGGAAAAGTATTGCAGAATCCCAATCCGTAGCCGCCTGTATGAATCCGTGATGGAAGATAATACGACGGAGCTTTCCTCGGAGGCGATTCTCGCCATGCCACATGACAAGGCGGCTGCGGTGATTGATGCAATTATGGCGGACTGGCTCTACTGGCTCAAGAGAGCCGGGGAGCTGTGGGTGCTGACGCACAATTCCGCCGAGGAAACGGAGGGCAAGAAGGATGGCTGAACTGAAACCGTGCCCGTTCTGCGGCGGTGAAGTTAGCATTGTTTTGTGCGATGACGAAGGGAATCTGCATGATGAGTCATATAGAGAACGTCCCTATAGTGGGCTTGGCTTTATGCTTCACCATGCTCACGAGGACAACCCGGAATGCCCGATTGCAAGCTATGAGTGCGATGGCGGGATTTTGGGTGGTGTGTATATTTACGACACGGAAGAACAAGCCGTTGAGGCATGGAACAGCAGGGTAAATGAGGAAAGAATGTTAGATTTTCCAGTAAAATACACCGAAATATGCGCGTTGTACCATTTTTGCGTCGATCTTGGAATCAAATGCACGATAGAGCTCCTGCACGACGGCTATGCAGTGCGTTTCCCGGACGGAAGTGACTTCGCACAGCATCATGGCACATATGGCGGGACGGAAGGATGCGTTGAACCGGCTATCGGGGACTCCGAATTTGACTATACTGCAGTCGGTTTGAACCTCGCGAAGGATCTCGTGAAGAAACACAAAGGCAAATTGGAGGCCGACCATGCCTGACAAATACATCAGCTGCGAGGCGGCACTTATGAAACTAATGCAGGACGGGTGCAGCGCAAAAAACTTGCAATCCATCTCGGATATGCCCGCCGCCGACGTTGCGGAGGTGGTGCGGTGCAAGGACTGCGACGCCTGGAAAAGAAACGTTGGCATTGCCGACAGCCCGAACGGACACTGTTTCGAGCACGATATTGATACAAACGGGCAGGATTTCTGCAGCTACGGAGAATATCAGACAAATACGGGAGGCGTGACGCTTGAGTGAATATATAGCTCGTGACGTAGCTATTGCCATCATTGAAGAAAAGCAGATGACTCTGAGGAGGGACTTCTTAAATGACCGCTGAGTATCTTAATAGGAGCAGTTTAGTTGCGCGGATGAAGTATTACGAGAAGCACACCACGGAAGAATCTGGTGAGCATTATGCGTATTCAGTTGCACTAAGAGAGATAAGAAACGCTCCCGCCGCCGACGTTGCGCCGGTGGTGCATGGGTGGTGGAAGAAAGTGCGGAAATCAAGGAGTACATGGGAGTGCTCAGTCTGTGGTACAAAAGTAGGCGCATTTTTTGTGGGATGCTCTCAATATTGCTATTGCTGTGGTGCGCAGATGGGCGGCATAACCGAATGAACGGACTGCGCTTTGAGAGCATGGCGGATATGCCGCCCAGAATGCGGGAGGCTTACGCGCGGCAGGTGTTTCCGAAGGCACAGGCGCAGCAGGCTGCGGCCAAGTACCACAACGCGCCCGCCGAGCGGGCCGGGGTCCGGTTTGACAGCCAGAAGGAGGCGCGGCGGTATGACGAGCTGATGGTGATGCTTCGGGCTGGAATTATCTCCGATCTGCGCCTGCAGCAGCAGTTCACGCTGCAGGAATCTTATGTGACAGAGACCGGAGAGCGGATCCGCGCGGTGCGGTACACGGCGGACTTCTCGTACCGCTTTGGTGGAAAGCTCATCGTCGAAGATGTGAAGTCAAAGCCGACGCGGACAAAGGAGTATCTGCGCAACCGAAAATTCATGCGGTCAAAATTTGGAATCGATATACAGGAGATTTAAAAATGCCGGAAGAAAAAAACGAATGCCGGACGGGAATGCCGTGCGGCCTGCCGAAAAGCGGGAACGCCTGCATGAACCGCACGACGGCCTGCTGCCTGAAATGCGGCTGGAATCCGGATGAGCAGGTGCGGCGCAGGGCGCTGCCGCTCAAAAAGAGCGAGGACGGCCTGCTGCACAAGGATATCAGCACCAAGGAATAGGCAATCAGCCGGGGAACCATATTTTATCGGACTTATGCCGCAGCCGCTCCGCCATGAGACGGCTGCGGAAGGAAACCCCGGCTTTGCACCCGGCGCACGGAAAATCCCTCAAGCTCTGTGCGCCGGGAAAGCGCGTGAGACGTGCGCAAAAACGTCATCCCACACGGGGTATCGCATAGGCCCCGTGCATCGCTTGCCTCCTTTTTATAAGCCGCCTGACGGCAGTCAAGGGCGGCTCGCCCGGAAATGCGCAGCGTTTGTCAAGCGAGCGCGGCGCGCCGGTGCGCAGACGGTGAAAGCCCGTCCTGCCTACGGGGGCCGGAATACCGGCCCCCAGACGAAAGGATGAACATCATGAAGCAGGAATTAGTCAAGCTGATCTGCCCACAGTGCGGGAAGGAATTTTGCAGGAGCCAAAGCTACCTGCGGCAATACGGTAAATATACGCCGTGCTGCTCGAAAGTCTGTAAGGGCGCAAATATAAAAGCAACCAGGGCAGCAGGGCGCATGCAGCAGGGCGAGCGCATGCGCGCCGAAAACGGCGAGCTGCGCCTGCCGCACAGCCGGGTGAACATCCGCATCACAAAGCCGGTAGAGATCTATCCGGAGCTGAGCCCGGCCGTCGGGCAGATCTACCCGGCGGAAAGATACAGCCCGCCAACAAGAACAAAGCGGTACGGCTACGTGATCAAGTCCGGCGGCAAACGCATCAATATCCGCGCCGATGAGTGCGTGGAAGTATGAAAGGAGATCAAAATGGCAGGAATCATGGGGCTGTTCGCGTCAGAACTGGATGAGTTTGTCGCGGACTACGACAATCAATTCTGGGACGCGAGTTTCCACGGCGAGACTTACCCGCCGCGGATCATCATGGAGCGCTCTACGCCGCCGCTCTACCGGGTGGAGGACGACGGCACAAAGACATTGGAGCCGAATCCGACGATTCAGATCATCGGCAGCGTGGACACGGAGGTCGTAACGACCGGCAAGCTCCAGATCAGCAAAAAGGACTTCACAAAGCTGACCAACCGCGCCGCCGCTCTGCTGGAGCTGTTTCTGCACGGTTTTATGCAAGAGCGCAAGGAAATGGAGGCGGAACAGGAATGAGTAAGAAAGACAAGGAGCGCCGGGAAGCGCTGCGGCTTGGCAAAAAGGACATGAGTTTTGCGGAGATCATGCAGGCAATAGGGGCGTGCAGGGCGGACGACTGCGACAAGTGCCTGCTGAACGGCGGCCCTATCGCAGGATGGTTACCGGAGGATGTGCCGGACTGCTATACCGTGCTGCTTAAAAACGCGGAGAAGCAGCTGCGCCGCACCGGGAATTGGTGGCGCTGGGATGATATCTTCCGTGTCTACCGCTGCCCGGCCTGCGGCAGGCCGGAGAAGCCACATATCGAAGTCTGGAAAAATGGCGGCGTGAAGCGCGTTTTGCCGCGCCGGTGCCAATACTGCCAAGCAACACTGGAAGGGATAGAAGGAGAAGAAAATGATCATTGAGATTTTGGAGCTTGCTGCCGCGCTGGAGTGGATTGCGCTGGGTGTGCTGGGGTTTTTCGAGCTGCGCAGCCAGAAACGCAGACTTGAAGAAGCAATAAAGGAATTGGAAGACGCTATCCGCTGAACGCATGGCCGGAATCTCCGGCCACGCTTTGAGCGGGCAGAAGACCTGTAGGGGCGGACGGCTCTGTCCGCCCGGGAGAAAGAGGCGTGGATGATGGCAAAGAGACACAAGCGCCGCCTGTTTACAGGGGCGGTATGTACGCAGATCGTTTATACCGTGTCCGATGGCGCGGACCAAAAGACCAGCAAGCCGCGAAAGCCGCGCTTCCAGACGCAGGCGGAGCGCGATGAATTCAACAGCAAACAATCGCTGGATCGGCTCGTTGCGCTGATGAACGCCAATTTCTCGCCCACAAGCCTGTATTCCACCCTGACATTGGATGCAGAAAACGAGGTACATACCGCAGAGGAAATGCGCAGAGTGCGCGACAACCTTGTGCGCCGCATGCAGTATCACTATCCGGAGGCCAAAATCGTTGTTTTCTACGGAAGAGGAAAAACAACCAATCGCTTCCATTTGCACCTGGTAACAGAGGGAATCCCGGAAGAAGACATCGGCGGGCTTTGGAGGCTCGGCAGCGTGATCGAGGTTCGGCACCTGCGAAAGCACAACTATTATATAGATGAGCAGGGAAACAAGGTCGACCACGGCCAGGACTACACAGCACTTGCCAGTTACCTGCATGCGCACTGGAGAAAAGAATTCGGCGGACACCGGTACAAGGCGACGCGAAATTGCATCCGACCAGAGCCGGAACCTGCGACCGAGGCCGTGCGCGAGTACAGTCCAAAGCATCCGCCCGTCGCCCCGCGCGGCTATATCCTCGTCGAAGCCCGGACGACGAAGTACGGGTATCAATATTATAAGTATGTAGTCGATCCAAGATCAGAGAACAAGCGGAACGGGAGCCGCTTAAATTAAGCCTTGTATATGCGTAAGGTTTTAGAACGAAGTAGGAAGGAAGTGGGGAAGTGTCAAAGACGAGATACTGGTGGTACTGGAACGTATGCAGGACCATAGGCGAATTCCCGAAACTGGACAGACAGGTTCGGGATATGAGCCGTCAGAAGATTACGCCGGGGTATTCTGCACAGCCGGGCGGACATTCCTCCGGGCGCGCCGTCGAGGATATCGCTGTGCGCGTTTTATCTTCGCGGGAGTACGAGGACTATGCTGCTGTGCAAGCCGCGATCAATACCGCGCAGACATGGCGGGACGGAGCCGACGTGCTGGAGATCGTGCGCCTGCACGCATGGATCTGGCCGAGGGAAAGCCTGGAATCCGCCGCGCGCCGGGTGCATGTCAGCCAGTCGACAGCCAAGCGTATGTACAGCCGTTTTGTATACGAAGCGGCGCGGGAGCTTGGCTATCGCGAAAATTGAGCCAACAGGGCCAAAAAAATGTGCTACAGTGATAGCGTGAAGAATTGGAGGGAACAGGATGCAGCCATGGGCCGCACGCTTTTACGCCTCCGCGCGCTGGAAGAAATGCCGCGCCGGGTATATCAAGTTCCGCCGGACCATCGACGGCGGCCTCTGCGAAGAGTGCAGGGACAAGCCGGGCTACATCGTCCATCACAAGCGGGCGCTCACGCCGGACAACATCACAGACCCGGACGTCAGCCTGTCCTACTCCAACCTCGAGTTCGTCTGCAAGGACTGCCACGATCAGTTTGACGGGCACGGCGTCGCAAAATCTCTGACGCAAAAAATTTTCTTCGACGCCGCCGGAGACCCGATCCCCCCCGTCGCGCGAGGCCGGGGCGCCGGCTAGATCACCGCACGCCCTACCTCGGAAGAATACGCAGGCCGTTCGCGAGGCCCCCCTACAAAAGCGCGGCGATAAGTAATCTACGCGCACGCGCGGACAGACGGCAAAAATCACGCGAAAAGGAGGCGTTTTCTGTGGCGAATCAGCGGGAAAAAACCAAAGAACAGCGGATCCGCGCGGAGAAAGCGCGCCTGAAAAAGCTTTACCGGAATCTGCCGAAGGAAGCGGCCGGGACTGTCGCGGGCCTCATCGATCAGGCGGCCTTTATGCGCATCGAGTGCGAGGATATGGCGGACGACCTGCGGGAAAACGGCTGGACGGAGAAATTCCAGCAGTCGGAGCGACTGGAGCCCTATGATCGCGCCCGGCCCATCGGGCAGGCATACAACTCGACAAACGCGAACTACCAGAAGATCATCAAGCAGCTCACGGCGCTCCTGCCGAAGCCGGACACCGCGCAGAAGCAGGAGGACGACGGCTTTGCAAGCTTTGTCCGGGAGCGTGACGAGGAATGAAACTCACGCGCTATCCGGAGACCTACAACCCGATCCTCGAGTATTGGGACGCGATCCAGTCGGGCCGCGAGACCGTCAGCATGAAAGTGCAGAAAACCTACCGGCACGTTGTAGAGCGGCTGGGAGCGGAAAACTCCGAGTTTTACTACTCGCCGAAACGTGCCAATCACGTCCTAGAATTTTTTGAAAACTACTGCCACCACTCCAAGGGCAAGGCGGGCGGACAACTCGTCAAGCTGGAATTGTGGGAAAAGGCGCTGCTGGCGACAATCTTTGGCTTTATCGACATCGAGGGAAACCGGCAGTACCGCGAGGCCATCCTCATCGTCGGCAAGAAAAACGGCAAATCGCTGCTGGCCTCCGGCGTCGGCCTGTATTTACAGCTGGCGGACGGCGAGGCAGGCCCGGAAGTCTACGCCGTAGCCACCAAGCGAGACCAGGCGAAGATCATCTGGCAGGAAGCAAAGCGCATGGTGCAGAAATCACCGGCGCTGCGCAAACGGACGCGCTGTCTGGTCGGCGAGGTGGACAGCGATTATAACGACGGCGTATTCAAGCCGCTGTCCTCGGACAGCGACACGCTCGACGGCCTGAATATCCACGGGGCCATGATGGACGAGATCCATCAGTGGAAAAACGGCAGACCGCTGTACGACATCATTGCCGACGGCGATCAGGCCCGCGCCCAACCGCTGCGGTTTATCACCTCCACCGCGGGCACAATCCGCGAGGATATCTACGACGAAAAATACGAAGAAGCCGAGCGCATCATAAACGGCTACGAAGATCCGGACGGGTACCACGACCCGCGCCGGATCGCGTTTATTTACGAGCTCGACAAGCGCAGCGAATGGACCGACCCGGACTGCTGGAAAAAGGCAAATCCGGGCCTCGGGACGATCAAGAGCTACACGGCGCTGAAAGAGCGGGTCGAGCGGGCGGAGAAAAACCCGGCCCTCGTCCGAAACCTCGTCTGCAAGGATTTCAACATCCGCGAAACGTCCTCCGAAGCCTGGCTCAACTTTGAGCAGCTGGACAACCGCGACACCTTCCAGCTCGACAGGGAAAATCGCCGCCTGATCTGGCAGCACCACATGGCGGACGGAAAGACGCAGGAGCGCGTGCTTTCCTACCCGCGCTACGGCATCGGCGGCGCGGACCTCTCCAAGACCACTGACCTGACGGCGGCAAAGGTGCTGTTCCAGGTGCCGGAGCTGCCGGATATCCTGTTTGTGCTGCAGATGTACTGGCTGCCGCAAGACCTTTTGGAAAAGCGCGTCACGGAGGACAAGATCCCCTACGACAAGTGGCATGAGCGCGGGCTGATCAGATTATCAGAGGGAAACAAGATCCGCTATGAGGACGTCAAGGCATGGTTTGTCGAGGTGCAGGAAGACCTCGATATTTTTATACCCTTTATCGGCTATGATGCGTGGTCGGCGACCTACTGGACGGACAGCATGGCGGACTACTTTGGAGCAGAGGCCATGATCCCCGTGCATCAGGGCGTGAAAACGCTTTCCGAGCCGATGAAGCGCTGCGGGAACGATCTGGAATCCAAGCGGATCGTCTACAACAACAACCCGATTGACAAGTGGTGCATGGCAAACACCGCCTACGACGAGGACAAAAACGGCAATATCCAGCCGCACAAAACGAGCAAGTCCACGCGCCGCATTGACGGAACGGCGGCCCTGCTCGATGCCTACACGATCTACGATCAGAAGCAGGCAGAATACACCAGTATGCTCTAGGAGTGAGACAATGGGATTTTTAAAAAACCTCCTGACGAATATCACGACGACCAAGCGCGTTTCGACCGTGCAGATGGTGCAGGAGCGCGGAAACGGATTTTACAGCTACAACGGCAAGATGTACCAATCCGATATCGTCCGCGCCTGCATCCGCCCCAAGATCAAGGCCATCGGCAAGCTGACGGCAAAGCACATCCGGGAAACGGTCACGGCCTCGGCGCGGAAGCTCGCCGTCAATCCGGAGCCGTATATCCGGTTCCTGCTCGAGGAACCGAACCAGTATATGACCGGCCAGCTGCTGCAGGAGAAGCTGGCCGCGCAGCTGGTACTCAACAACAACGCGTTTGCCGTGATCCTCCGGGATGAAAACGGCCTGCCGAACGCCATTTTCCCGGTCGCGGCCATGCAGGCCGACGCCGTCTACGACGCGGGCGGAAACCTGTACCTGAAATTTTATATGCAGAACGGCAATGTGCTGACATTTGCCTATGACGACGTGATCCACCTGCGCGGGGATTTCTACGAGAACGATATCTTCGGCGATCCCATCGCGCCCGCCATTGTGCCGCTGATGGAGATCGTCACCACGACGGATCAGGGCATTGTCAAGGCCATCCGGAATAGCGCCGTCATCCGCTGGCTTTTGATGTTCGCATCCTCCATGCGCGCGGAGGATATCAAGAAGCGCGCGCAGGACTTTGCCGACAGCTTCCTCAGTGTTTCCAACGGCACGGGCGTCGCGGCGGTCGACGCAAAGGCGGAGGCAAAGCAGATCGACCCCAAGGATTACGTGCCGAACGCCGCCCAGATGGACAAAACCACGCAGCGCATTTACGCCCTGTTTAACACGAACCCGCATATCGTCACGTCCATTGCGACGGAGGATGAACAGAGCGCCTATTTTGACGCCGAGATCGAGCCGGTTTTAAAGCAGCTGAGCGGAGAATACACCCGCAAACTCTTTTCCAGGCGCGAACGCGGCTGCGGCAACCGCATCGTCTTCGAGGCGTCCGCGTGGGACTTCGCGTCGACCTCGACGAAATTAAACCTTTTGCAGCTGGTCGACCGCGGTGCGCTGACGCCGAACGAGTGGCGGCGTGCGTTTAACCTTGCGCCGGTCGACGGCGGAGACAAGCCCATCCGCAGACTCGACACGCAGCCGGTAGACCGAAATACCACGCAGAAAGGAGATGAAACCACATGAAGATCAGCATTCGCGGGCCCATCGTATCCAGCAATCGACACCGCCTCTATCAGTTTTACGGAATGGAGGCGACGAGCCCGAGATCCGTAGCGGACGCGCTTGCCAAGGGAAACGGCGAGCGGGCCGAAGTCGAGATCAATTCCGGCGGCGGCGAGATCTTCGCCGCAAGCGAAATCTATACCGCCCTGCGCAACTACGCAGGCGGCGTGATCGTCCGCATCGTCGGCCTCGCAGCCTCGGCCGCGTCCATCATCGCAATGGCGGGCGAGTCGGAAATGACACCGACCGGCATGATGATGATCCACAACGTCCAGACCGAGGCCAGCGGCGATTACCGCCAGATGGAGCACACAGCAGGGACGCTGCGCGACGCCAACCACGCCATCATCTCGGCATACATCGCAAAAACCGGCAGGCCGGAGGCGGAGATCGCCGCCATGATGGACGCCGAAACATGGATCACAGCGGAGCGGGCCGTAGAACTCGGACTCGTCGACCGCGTGATGCAGCCGGATACCGGCCAGAAACCGCTGGCCGCGGATTTTTATTCCGGCATGCTCAGCGAAGACGCGCTCCGGCGCGCGGAAAACTTTTTAAAAGGTCAGGCCGCAGAGCCTGATTTTTTTATGCCCGAACGGGCGCAGGCAGAAGCAAAACTGAAATTTTTAAAACTCAAAGGAGAATTGAAATGACGAAGGAAATTTACAACATCCAGCGCCAGAAGCTCATGGACGACGCCCAGAAGCTGCTGGACGAAGGCAAGACCGCAGAGGCGCAGGCCAAGATGAAAGAAGTCGAGGCCCTCGACGCCAAGTTTGAGGAGGAAGCCAAGATTCAGGCAAACCTCAACGCGCTTGCAGGCCAGAAGGTTGCGGCACCGGCTGCGGCCGCGCAGTCCGTCGACCTGTCCGGCACGGCAAAGACTCCGGACGTGCTCGACCGCTACGACACCGACGAGTACAAGAAAGCCTTTATGAACTACGTCCTGACCGGCAAGAAGATCCCGGCAGAGCTGACCAACGTGGACGCCAACACCAAGACCTCCGACGTCGGCAGCGTCATCCCGACCACGACCATCCAGAAGATCTACGAGAAGATGGAAGCTATCGGCATGATCCTGCCGCGCGTAACACACACGTCCTACGCGGGCGGCGTCCAGGTCCCGACCAGCTCGGCCAAGCCGACGGCCTCCTGGGTCGCCGAGGGTGAGGGCTCCGACAAACAGAAGACTTCGACCGGCAAGATCGTCTTTGCGTACCACAAGCTGCGCTGCGCGATCTCCATGTCGCTGGAAGTTTCCATCATGGCATACCCGATGTTCGAGGCACAGTTTGTCCGGAACGTCGCAAATGCGATGGTAAAGGCGAAGGAGCAGGCCATCATCAACGGCACCGGTTCCGGCCAGCCGAAGGGAATCCTTGCGGAGACCGCCCCGACCGGCCAGAACATCGACATTGCCGCCGCGACAACTGCTCTGACCTACAAGGATCTGTGCAAGGCCGAAGCTGCGCTGCCGCAGGCATATGACGGCGCGGTCTGGTTCATGTCCAAGAAGACCTTCGAGACGCAGATCGTCGGCATGGTAGACAACAACGGCCAGCCCGTCGCGCGCGTCAACTACGGCATCAACGGCAAGCCCGTCAACTACATCCTCGGCCGCGAGGTCATCCTGACCGGCGACTACCTGCCGGCCTTTGCGGCGTCGGTCACGGCCGACACCGTCTTCGCCTTTATGTTCGATCCGGCGTACTACCTCTGGAACGAGAACATGGGCATGACGGTAAAGCGCTACACCGACGAGGACACCGACGACGAGGTCACAAAGGCCATCGAGATCGCCGACGGCGTGTGCGCCGACGTCAACAGCCTCGTCACGCTGACCAAAAAGAAAGCCTGACGGAGCGCGGCCAACAGGGAGGGATAACCAATGGCTTTGATCAACGTTGCAAAAACCGCCCTGCGGCTGACCACAAACGCCCTTGACGACGAGCTCAAAGACGAGATCGACGCCTGCCTCATGCGCCTGCACCTTGCGGGCGCAGAGGGAGCGGACGAAGATCCGCTGGTCAAGGACGCCGTCCGCGCCTACGTCCGCTGGCAGCATGATTTCTGCGGCCGGGGCGAGGAATGGAAGACCTGCTTCGCAGATATCCGCGACGCCATGGGACTCTCGGACGATTACCGGGCAGTCCAAGCCAGCGGCGGAGCAGGAGGTGCTTGCTGTGATCTTTGACACACAGATCACGCTGCGCCTGTTCTCCTACCCCATCATAAACGGCCAGACAACGGAAAAGCTCGAGCGGGAGACCACCGTCTGGGCCGCCCGCAAGTCCGTCAACCGCACCGAGTATTATCAGGCCGCACAGGCCGGCAAGCGCACGGACGCAATTTTCCGCATGCACAGCGCGGAATACGACGGCGAGCAGCAGCTCGTCTGCGGCTCCGACGTCTTTGACGTCGTCCGCAGCTACGGGCAGGAAACAGAGGAAGTCGAGCTGACCTGCAAACGGAGGGACGGCGCATGATGATCTATGAGGCGCTATCAAGCCTGGGCGTTCCGGTCTGCCACCCACCCTATAAGGGCGCGGAAGAAACCTACATCACCTATCAGCTGCTCGGCCAGTCCGGGCAGCTCTACGCCGAGGGCGGCGAGGCCGAGACCGGCGTGCAGTACGCCGTTTCCATCTTTGCCGAGGGATTTGCCGCCGGGCTTGTAAAGCGCGTGAAAGCCGCGCTGGAGGCCGCTGGCTACATCGTCACTGTCGACATGGAAACCTACGACAAGGAAACAGGCCGCACGCAGATCGCGCTCATCGCCGAAACGGAGGGCGCGGAGTATGGCTAACATCTCCATCACCGGCGCCGACGAGCTCATGGCCACGCTCCAGAAAGCGAATGTCTTTGATGAGGACATGCAGAAGGAGCTCCTGTACGCCGCCGGGGACATCATCGTCGAAGAGCTGCAAAAAATGATCCGTTCGAGCGGGTTCCGCACGGAAGCCTACGCCTCCAGCGTGAAATACCGAAAAACCATCAAGCAGGACAAAAACGGAGATCCGTATATCACCATCACGGCAGTCGGCAAAAACGAGCACGGAACGCGCAGAGCGACCGTGCTCTTCGTTTTGAATTACGGCCGTGCGAAGGAGTACGGGCAGATCACAGGAACTTATTTTTGGACAAAGGGTGTCCGCAACGCGCAGAAGCGCGTGAACGCGGAACTCGAAAAAATCCTCACACAAAAGCTGAAAGAAAGGGGCTTACTGTAATGCCTAGTTTTGACTTACGCGGCATCCGGGCGGGAAAGTATAAAAACACGTCCGGCACCGTGACCTACACAGAGCCGACCGACGTCGGCGACGCCATGAGCGCGCAGCTGGAACTCAAGTTCGCCGAGGGCCGCCTGTACGCAGAATCCAAGCTTGCAGAATATATCAAGCTTGCCACCGGCGGCACGATCTCGCTGGCTGTCAAGTACATCAAAAGGGCCGCACAGGCCATGCTCTACGGCTGCACATCCGATACGAGCAAGGAAAATCTGAAATTCTCGGCCAAGGACATCGCAAACTATGTCGGCGTCGGCTTTTACGCGCCGGACAAGATCGACGGCGTGACCAAATACACCTGCGTCTGGGTGCCGAAAGCGCTGTTCGGCCCGCCCTCGCTGTCCTACCAGACCAAGGGCGAAAACATCCAGTTCAACACGCCGACCACGACCGGAGAATTCCTCGCAGACGATTCGACCGACGAGCTGCTGCTCGAGACCGAGACCGTCGACACCGCGGCGGAGGCCGTTGCCTGGATCAAGGGAAAGTTGGGTGAGACCTGATGGAAACAACTAAGCTGAAGACCGTCGACTACGAATTCGAGGGCCGGGTATACCGGCTCTCCTGCAACATGAACGTCATCGCCTACGTGCAGGAAGAGTACGACGGGAATCTTTTTCAGGCGCTTGACAGGGTCCGCGGGATCAAAAGCACGCTGGCCTTTCTGGCCGGTATGCTGACCGACGCTGCCGACTCGCAGGGGATCAAGGATGAAAACGGCCTACCGCTGGTATTCACCCGGAAGCAGCTGGGGCGCAAGCTCTCGCTGACGCAGACCATCGAGGCCGGGAAACTGATCTATCCGCTGGTTCGTGCAGAGATCATGAAGGAGACGGAAACTGACGAGAACGCGCCGGACGACGAGAAAACGCCGGACGACAAAAAAAACTGACACAGCCGGGGAAACCAAAGCAGCTGGGCTTTGATTTCCCCGGCTATCTCGCAATCTGGCTCTTCCGGCTGCATCTGCCGGAGCGGGATTTCTGGAAAACCATGTCCCCGCGCCGCATAACGCTCCTGCTTGACGCGCTTGCGCCGCAAAAGCAGCCGGAGCAGCAGGAACAGCCGCAGAGCCTGTCGGCCTATCTGAACGGAGGCACCTAACATGCCGAACATCAATACAAAATTTACGCTTTCGGGCGAAAAAGAATACAAGCAGGCCATTTCCGAGATCGGCAGCGGCATGAAGGTGCTGGACTCGGAAATGCGCAAGGTATCCTCTGCCTACGCGCAGAACGCGGACAGCGTAGAGGCCCTAAACGCCAAGAATGACGTCTTAGAGCGCAAGATTTCCACGCAGGTGGAGAAGATCGAGTATCTCAAGGCTGCGCTCCAGCAGTCCGCCGAAAAATACGGCGAGGCAGACAAGCGCACCATGCAGTGGCAGACCAGCCTCAACAACGCCGAGGCTGAGCTGAACAATCTCAACAACCAGTTTGACGAGAACAAGCAGAAGATCGCGGACTCCGGAAAAGAGATGGGCAACCTCGGCGACGTGGTGAACGGCCTGACGTCCAAGCTCGGCATTCAGCTGCCGGACGGCATGAAGTCCTCCATGAACGCCATGGGCAGCCTCGATGCGCAGTCACTGGCGCTGGCGGGCGGCTTCGCTGCCGTCGCGGCGGCGATCGTCAAGGTGGAAAAAGCCATGATCTCCATGACGAAGGAGTCCGCCGCCTTTGCCGATAACATCATCACGCTTTCCATGCAGACCGGGCAATCAACACAGCAACTGCAGGAGTTTGCCTATGCGTCCGAGCTGATCGACGTATCCGTAGACACCCTGCAGGGAAGCCTGACAAAGCTGACCAACAACATGCAGGACACGATGAACGGCACGGGCAACGCGAAGGCATCATTTGATAAGTTGGGCGTTTCCGTCATCAATGCCGTTGACGGCAGTATGCGCAGTGCGAACGACGTTTTTTATGAGACGATTGACGCGCTCGGGCAGGTGAAAAACGAAACCGAGCGGGACGCAATGTCCATGGACATTTTTGGCCGCTCGGCACAGGATTTAAATCCGCTGATTATTCAGGGTTCGAAAACTCTGAAGGCCTACGCTGACGAAGCCCATAACATGGGATACGTGCTCGACGACGAGGCACTTTCTGCCCTCGGCGCGGTCGACGACGCATACCAGCGCCTGCAAAAGACGCAGGAGGGCGTGAAAAACCAGCTGTCAGCCGAATTCGCCCCGTACCTCGAAGAATTCTACGGCGACGTGACCACCATGGTAAAGGACGGCGGCAAGGCGCTCAAGGACTCCGGCATTGTCGACGCGTTCGGTATGCTGCTGGAGACCGTCGGCGATATCCTGAACCCCATGTCCGACTTATCCAACAACCGCGTCCCGGCGCTGACCAAGGCATTGCAGCCACTCGCAAAGGTAATGGCGCTCATCGCCGACGCGGCGGAACTCATCAAGGGCGTAATAAACATCTCGTCCGGCCACATCGGCGAGGGCTGGGGGCAGCTGACGCACGCGCTCGGCTTTGGCTATTCCAGCGGCAACGGCAACAACTACCAAAATCTGCTCGACAGCTACACAGAACAGCAGTGGGGGCAGAGCGCGGCAGATCTCGCCAAGGCCTACGAGGACGCGATTGCCCGCGGCGACCCATCCACCATCGGCATCACAGAGGACGAATGGGTTCGCCGCTATCTGGGCGGCAACGCCTCCGGCACGGACAACTGGCGAGGCGGCTGGACGCGGGTGAACGAAAACGGGCTTGAGCGGATCTTCCTGCCGTCCGGATCGCGCATCCAGACAGCCAGCGAAACGCGCTACACCTCCGGCGATACCTACCACACCACCGTCTACGTTGATCATGTGGACGACCTCGACACCATCCTCCGCATCGCCAAAAACGCACGCATCACAGCCAGAATGGGGGCGAAGTAAATGCCAACCTTTACAGTGCAGGCAAGCGGCTCAACAGCAGTTGCGGTAAGCCACCCAAATACAAATTACTCAGATCTTGCGCAGTACAAGTTGTTTGCAGAGCCATTCACGGGGACAAAAGGCGACGTAAACAACGGAGATAATATATACATAAAATTTCCAACGCCGGGAGATGCGTATAAATTTAAACGCGTAACAAATGTGACGCTTACAATATACGCACAGCCGACAGAAGAAAGCGAGACTGGGTATAAACAAATTTGGGCATATGTGAACGGGCTGGCAAGCCCACTCGATGTGAGCACAGTAACATATGCGACTAGGCCGAGCGCTTACAGACAGAGCATTTCGCTGCACGCCGATGGATATTGGTCTACGCTGAACGAGATTATACAGCTAAGTGCAGATTATAAGCCATACAGTGAAGAACGCAAAGCAGAATTAAAAAGCGGCATAAAGAATGGATTTGTTTTTGCGTTCAGAGGCGCGCCGTCTGGAACAAGCGAAGCAATTTTTTATGGGGAAAAATCAACGCGAAAGCCGTTCCTGACATGCGAGTACTCAAACGACAATGTCGGAATAAAAGCAGACAATTTTTCCCCATCGTCAGAAGCGTTCGTAAACAGGCTTCAAAAAAACACATTTACATGGGACGCTACAGACGACACAGCGACAACACAGGTCTGCTTCGCAGAGATAAAGCAAACCTCCGCCGTCTTCGAGTGGCGCGTCAAAAATGCGAGCACCTCAAACACGATCAGCGTCTCCGGCGCGACGACCGCCTGCACGGTCCCGGCAAATACATTCCCGTCCGGGACGATCGAGTGGCGCGTAAAGGTGACGGCAAACAGCGGCACGACAACGACGTCCGCATGGCAGGAGATCACGACAACAGACGTTACCCCGACGGCCAAGCCCGTCTCCCCTTCCGGCATCGTCATCGACGCAACAACCGTCAACCGATTCAGCTGGCAGCACATCATTTCCACCGGCACGCCGCAGAGCAAGGCGGATCTGCAATGGTCTGCCGACGGCACGACGTGGAATACCCTTGCGACCGTCACCGGAGAAAACCAGTATTACGACGTTCCGGCGAACAAATTCACAAGCGGAACAAAATACTGGCGCGTACGCACCTACAACACAGACGGCACGCCGTCAGAATGGAGCGACAAGGCAGAGTTTATCGCCATCAACGCCCCATCCGCGCCGTCCATCGTCATCCAGTCCACCGGCCCGCGCCCGCGCATCACCTGGCAGACCACCGAGCAGGAAGCCTATCAGCTGACGCTCTCGAGCGGCTACGCCTCCGGAACGGTCTACGGCACGGAGAAAGCATGGCGCTCGCCGGTCTACCTCGCTGACGGCAGCTACACCGTCCGCGTGCGCGTGCAGAACAAGTACGGCATGTGGTCCGAGTGGAGCGCAGCCGCGCTCCCCGTTTCGCACACCGAGGGCGAGGCGATCACGCTGTCGGCCAGCGAAAGCCATGAGGCCGCGCTGACCTGGCAGACCGCAGGCAGCTATGACTTTTACCTGATCGAGCGGGACGGCGTCGCCATCGCCCACACTGCACAAAAGCAGTACGTCGACCACACCAGCATCGGCAGCGTGACATACCGCGTGCGCGGCTGCTATGCAGACAGCGATAATTACGGTATGTCCAACGCCGTGACAGCAGAGATCCTGCCGGATACCGCCATGATCTGCGATCTGGAGTCCGGAACCTGGCAGCGCCTGCCTCTGTCGGAAACGATCCTTCGCACCAACCGCATCAGCCGCGCCGCCGCGATCTCGACAGTACACCTGTCCGGCCTCGCCTACCCCGTCGCGGAGCGCACAGAATTCCGCGACATGGCCGTGCAGATCTCCTGCGCGTTTACGGCCAAAAACCGCGCCGACGCGCTGGCGCTGGAAGCCCTCGTCGGGCGGCTCGTCTGCGCGAAGACCACGCAGGGCGATATGGCCACGGGCTATCTGACCGCGCTGGAGAAAAACGCCGACGCAATCATGAGCCGGTACTCGTTTGAGATCCAGAACATCCACCGCGAGGAGGCGATCACCCTTGACCCGTGACGTAAGCTACCGCATTGACGTGCTCCGGAACGGCGCGCCCATCACGCAGCTGCAATGGGACACAAACAGCCCGCCGCAGATCATGAGCGACCGCGCCGCGAACATCCACGGCACGCTCAAGGGCAGTTTTCTTCCCAATGCCGTAGCGGCGTGGGAATCGGACGAGCTGCGGCCATGGATCATCGTAAATGGGACGGAGCACTCTCTCGGCATCTATCAGGCTGCGACCGTCAGCCAAAAAGGAAGCGCGGGCAGCACGCGCGTAGAGATCGAAGCCTACGACCGCTGCTGGCGCGTGTATACGCAAAAAACCGAGACGATCCTGCATCTTGCCGCTGGCTCGTCGTACATCACTGAGATCCGCAAGCTGCTGACAGACTGCGGCATCTCGCTCGTGATCGCAACGCCGAACGCCGCTGTGCTGGCGACAGACCGCGAAGACTGGCCAATCGGCACAAGCTACCTGACGATCATCAACACGCTGCTCTCGGAGATCAACTATGAAAGCCTCTGGTTTGACGCGGACGGCGTGTGCAGGCTCGAACCGTATCAGGAGCCGTCCGCCGCCATCATCGACTGGCGCTACGGCGTGACAGACCTGTTTCTCCCGGAGAAGCATCCGGGCCCGGACTGGTCAGACGAAACAGACATTTTTGACGCGCCGAACGTCTTCATCGTGACCTGCAACAACCCGGACATGGACGCGGCCATGGTAGCGACGGCCGTCAACGACAATCCGGCCTCCAAGAAATCCACATTCAAGCGCGGCATGCGCATTACCTCCGTCGAGCGGATAGACAATATCGCCTCGCAGGAGGAGCTGCAGGCCTACGCCGACAAGCGCCGCAACGAGTCGCTGCTTGCTACGCGCGCCATTACATTTTACACGCTCAATGAGCCGGGGCACGGCGTCGGCGATATCCTCGCCCTGACGCACGACGAAATCGGCGGAATTTACCTCGAAACCGGCTGGTCGGTCACGATGCAGGCCGGAAGCCTCATGACACACTCTGCAAAAAGGACGGTGATCGCATAATGGAGGGCATCGACAGCCTGTTTGTGACGAATATCGAGATCCCGGACGAAAACCTGCCGGAGAACTTTCTGGCGACCGTCGGCGCGGTCTATGACGATGGCCTGTCCCTCATCCTAGAGGGGCAGACTGAAGCCACAACAAAGCACTATAAATGCAACACGTCGGCCACCTTCGCCGCGGGCGACCGCGTCAAGGTCGCGCGGATCTCCGGCAGCTATATCGTCGAGTACGTTGTCGGGCCGCCGGGAAGCGGCGGGAGCGGAGGAGAGAGCGCTCCGCCAGACAGAATCAAAAAAGATAGTTACGGCATGTACGTCAAAAGCAATTTCTTGCTGCCACTTTACGGGAATGAAAGCATCGGCGCGACAAATGTGCCGTTTTACGGGGTGGCTGCAAATAGGGTTTGGCTGTGCTATAACGCAAGCAAATACGCAGCATTAAGGTGCAACAGCGACGGGAAACTGCTTGTGAACGGCACTGTGATTGCATAGGAGGCAAAATAGCATGATCCAGATCCACATCACCAAAGCCTGCGCGCATCTGTGCTCGCCGCCGGAGCTTCTGACGGCGGGCATGGCGAAGGCCGTCGGCGTCCGGTTCGCGTTCTCCGAGGACTGGGACGGGCTGAAGAAGACGGCAGTATTTACAAACAGGAAGAAAACTGTAGACGTGCTGGAATCCGAGTGGGACGGGAACCGTCTGATCGTACCGTATGAGATCCTTGCTGACGCCGGGCTGATCGCCCGCGTCGGTGTGTACGGGTCCAACGCCTCCGGCGTCGTCCTCCCGACGGTATGGGTGACGCTCGGCAAGGTGCAGCCTGCGGCAGACCCGTCCGGCGACCCGGCGGCGGAGCCGACGCTCCCGATCTGGGCGCAGCTGCAGAAGCAGATCGGCGACCTGGACGATCTTAAGACCTACAACAAGGACAACCTCGTCGCCGCCATCAACGAAGCCCGCCAGTCGGGCGGCGGAGGCGGGGGCGGTTATCAGATCGGCTCCGGCCTCAAGCTGGACGCCGAAACGAACACCCTATCCGTTGATACGGCGGAGATCGTGGAGAAGGACAACACCAAGCCTGTCACCTCCGCCGCTGTGTTTGCGGAGGTAGGCAATATCAACGCGCTGCTCGCGACGATTTAAGGAGAGGATTTTATGAGCACACAGACTGAAATTACAAGATTACAGACCGCGCGGAACAAGCTGCGCACCTGGCTCGTCGGCCTCGGACTCGCCGCGAGCACGGACAAGCTCGACGCGCTGGCCGACAAGGCATCGGCCATCAAAAATCAGGGCGCGGTTGACGCCAACGTCAAGGAGGGCGAGTCCTACACCATCCCCGCGGGCTATCACAACGGCTCCGGCACGGTCAAGGGCGTCTCCGGCGGCGGCAACTACAACCTGCAGGCCAAATCCGTCACGCCGACGAAGGAGCAGCAGGCCGTCACGCCCGATCAGGGCTATTACGGCCTGTCCGGTGTGACCGTCGGCGCGATCCCGGAAAACTATCAGGACGTCTCCGCGACGACCGCCGCGCCTGCCGACGTGCTGGCGAATAAGGTCTTCATCGACGCGGACGGCGTGACGCAGGCTGGCACCATGCCGGACAACGGTGCAGTGGAGAAAGTGCTGGACGCGACGACCGGCAATCAGGAGTACACTGTCCCCGCCGGTAAGCACTCCGGCACGGGCAAGGTATCCGTCGTGCTGGAAACCAAGTCCGCCACGCCTGCCGAGGCCGCGCAGGACATTACGCCCACAAAGGGCAAAGTACTCGGCAAGGTCACGGTCGGCGCGATTCCAGACAAATACAAGGACGTTTCCGGCGTGACTGCCGGAGCGGCTGACGTGCTGGACGGCAAATTTATCGTGCTGGCCGACGGCAGCAAGGCCGAGGGCACCATGGCAAACAACGGCGCGATTGCAAAGACCATCGACGGCCTCACGCAGACCAGCGTAGACATCCCCGCAGGCTATACCTCCGGCGGCACAGTCAGCCTGACGGACGACATCGAAAACGCCCTCGCCGCGATCTAAAGGAGGAACAGACATGAGCGTACAGACCGAGATCGACCGCATTATCACGGCAGTCGGCGCGGCGTATGACGCAGTGGAGGCCAAAGGCGGCACAGCCCCTGCGGCACAGACCATCGAAGGGCTTGCCGCAGCAGTCGGTACGATTTCCACCGGAGGATCCTCCGCCCTCGGCGCACCCGGAGACATTACATTCTACGACTACGACGGCACGATCGTCACGTCTTGGACACTGGAAGAACTGGCAACCAAGACAGCGCTACCTGATTATCCATCGCATAACGGACTTACCTGTCAGGGCTGGAACTGGTCGCTGGCTGGCCTCAAGACCACAAACCGCAAAATGAACGTCGGCGCGATGTACATCACGGATGACGGCAAGACCCGTATCTATATCCGTCTGGAAGAGGGCCGCACATCTCCAATGCTTGGCGTTTGCCCGAATGGCACTGTCACCGTGGACTGGGGCGATGGAACCACACCGGATACGCTAACAGGAACAGACGTAACGACTGTAAAATGGACACCGAATCATGCTTATGCCGTACCGGGCGAGTATGTGATTAAACTGACAGTTGATGGGACGATGGGCTTTTATGGCGAATTTTCATTGACTAGTGCTAGCGCAATCCTTCGGTATTCGTCTAGCGATGACAATCGAAATTATGTTTATCGAAGCAGTGTTCAGAAAATTGAGATTGGAAATGGTATAACAAGTATTGATGGGTCATCATTCTATAGTTGTTATTCTCTGGCATCAATTACAATGCCTAATAGTATAACAAGTATT